AACAAAGATTTGAGAAAAAATATGGGTCGTACTGCACTCGCACCTGAACACAAAGATTGGAAGAAATATATGAACGAATCAGTAAACGAAGGTAGAGTTGAAAAAGAAGTATTACAAAAAATATCTAAATTTGAAACTTTATTAGGATATATTACAAATGATGACCAATATAAGCCATTAGTTTCTAAAGTAAAAAGAGAAATTGATAAGTTAAAAAAACAAATTGAGAAAAACGAATCGGTAAACGAAGCAGCAAGTAGAACCGCGATGGAAATTGGTGGTTTGACTGGTATGAACAAAGATGCTATCCAAAAGTTTGTTGATGATAATAAATTGGACATTGAAAAAGTATACCAATTCGTTAAGAAAGGTAAACTTGCTGATAGAATGAAGTTAGTATCTGCAATCGCAGGTAAACCTAACAACCCAGTTCAAAAACAAATGGTTAAACAATTCGGTGAATCAGTAAACGAATCACAACTTAAAGAGTTTAAACATAAAGTAGGTTCAGAGACTATACAATTCAAAGTATCACCTTATAGAACTGGTATTTCATTAATTGCTGCAAGTGGTAACGATTTAGATAAACTACAAGATGTAATGGGTAGTGAGGATGAAGTAAAAGGTGAAATTCGTAAGTCTCTTGAAAAGAAACTAAGAATCCCAATCGAAATTGACCGTGATTACGAAGGTGCTGGATTTGGATTTAAGATAGATTTATACTCATTAGCTAAAATGGTAAAATAAGATGAATAAATCAGAACTCAAAGAATTAATCCGAGAAGAATACCATAATGTAAAAAACTTTATGGAAGAAAAGTATGGATTCACTCCTGAGTTGGGTAAGGTAGTAGATAATCCATACGTATCCGCATTTAAAAACGAAGCAACCTATTCAAGTGGATTATATATGATACTTGATAAGGATGGTAAAGTCGTTGATAAGGGTCTTAAAAATAATATGTGGTATTCCTTTGAAAAGTTTAAAAGTAAGGGAACACATTACATCGTATCAAAGAAAAACCTAAGTAAAGCACAATCACTTATCAAAAAGTATCAGTCAGACCTTAGTAATAATAAGTTTAGAGACTCGATGTTTAAACTATATAGTGAATCGGTATCAACCGAAGCATTATCAGATTACGAAAAAGATGATGTTGACTACGAAGAACTATACAAAGACTACCTCTACTCTAAGAAGAGAAGAAATGAAGGTGATGAGTCTGACTCGGATATGGCAGTAGACCAATTAGAGGCTTCAATCAGAAAAGCACAAGAGTTAATCACAAAACTTCGTGGTAAGGGTGACTTAGAACCTTGGGTTCAGTCATTGATTACAAAAGCAGAAGATTACATTTCGACAGTATCGGATTATGGTGAGACTAAAAACGAAGCAACTGCTGAAGAAGAAGATGAGTTCCATACTCAGTTGGATAAATTAGTTCATAAAACATTTGGTAAAAGTTCGGATGAAGAAATCGAAGAGTATGATGTAGAGAACGAACAAGACATCAAAGAGTTCGTTGAGTTTATGAGAGAGTATTCTCAAAAACTAAATTTACATAAGGGTGAAACTCCAAAAGATTTATACGAAGCAGAATACCAAGGTAGAAAAGTTGAACTTGGTAAGATTATGCAAGGTGATGTTAAGAAGTTCAAAGTATATGTAAACAACGACAAGGGTAATGTTGTAAAGGTAAACTTTGGACAAAAGGGTATGACTATAAAAAAAGATAATCCAGGTGCTCGTAAATCTTTTAGAGCAAGGATGAATTGTGATTCTCCAGGTCCAAGATGGAAAGCGAGATATTGGTCGTGTCGTAAGTGGTAATTAATTAAATCCGAGTTACATACTTATATAAAAAGTTACATATGAAAGCATATCACATTTATGTGGTAAATAATAAATACCCACGACAATTCGAACTTATAACCCAAATGTATTCGTGTCTTAACCACAAGAACTCTAATCCTGAGATACCCTTGTGTTTAGTTACGGATAGAAACACATTAAACTTTTTCAAAAAGCACTCTATACATCATTTATACGATGAGGTTATTACAGATATATTTGATGACTATCCAATAGATATAATATCTTCAAAATATTGGGCAAGTCCGAAAATATGGGCTATGTCTAAATTAAAAACTCCATTTGTAGTATACGATACTGATTTGGTACTGAATAGAAAAATCATACCCAGTTCAAATTGTGACTTACTATACCTACATCGTGAGACTACTTCAACATATCCTAATATCTTTGATGTAGACCACAATGAAAATTTCGAATGGCCCCCCACATTAATTACTTCTTTTAAAGATACACTACCAATGAACTGTGCGGTAGTTGGTATGTTTAATGAGGATTTTAAAAATAGATACACCAAGTTTTATTTTGACTTTGTATTAAACTCATCTGGTGAAATTTATAAAGCAACTGAAAATTCTCATTTGATGTATGATGGTAATGGTGCTCAAATAATGATTGAGCAGTGGTTACTTGCTGCATTAGCAGAGGAGGAGCGAGTTTATAGAAACCCACAATTTAAAGTGAATTCATTTTGTAAAGTTTTATTCACATCAGAGACATTAAGACAATATGATATAGATTCAGACCCTGCTTGGGCAAACCTTGAAGTATCAGAAACTATGTATCACTTATGGGGTGCAAAGGATTTTCAAGATAGACCAACACACGAATTGTATCAAAGAGCAAAAGAACAATTGTTAGAAGCCGAGTGGTTGGTTGCTCAATCTGAAAAATACGAACTGATTCAGAGGTCATATTACAAACTAATATCTCAATTAAAATAATTTACATATTTATATAACACAATAAGTTTAACAAAGAAAGAAAATTATGACAAAACTTAAATCAACACTCAAGAGAGCATGGAACTGGCTCCTTGGTAAAACTACTATCGATGAAAAATTAATCGAGGTAGCTCAAGAAGTAAAAGGTAGAGCAAAGGCCGTTAACGAGCAACTTGGGGAATTACAAGATGAACTCGCAGATGTTAAAGCCGAAATCAAAGATGTTGTAACCGCAGCTAAGGGTGGTATCACCATTGAAGGTAAAGTTACTAAAGGTAAAATTCGTGCTTTTAAGAAAGATGAACTAATTAAATATGCTAAAGCAACTTTTAATGTTAGTTTGGATAATAGTCTAACTAAGACAAACATTGTAAATAAAGTTTACGAACTTCACAATGGTAAAAAATCAAGTGGTAGTGCTGCAGCAGGTACAATTAAAAAAGGTACATCGTCTGGAAACGGTAGTAGCAGTTCTGGTAAAAAATCTGCTGGAAGAGTTAAGAAGTAAATGAAAAAACTCAATCCTACATACTTAATCATTGCAATTCTTGCAAGTGTCTTGATATACCAACAATTCTTTTTGGGTAATAGATACAAAAAAGAATACGAACGTATGATGAAGGAAAAGGAAGAGTCTTACATTTCGGAAATAGATAGGTTGGAGAGTGAAGCAGATTCACTACTCCAACTTAATCTTTTATTAAACAATCAAATTGCTAATATCGATTTTAAGATAGATTCGACACAAGCAAGATTAACCCTTTTGAGAAACCAATATGAAGACCAAGTTGATAAGTTTGGTGATATGTCTCACGATGAGCTTGTCACTACATTCACAAACACTTTCAAGTGATAGTCTTGTTTGTGTTCCAAGAATCGCAGTAGAGAATGCTCTGACCTTAAAGTCAAAGTATGACCTTACATTGATGGAACTCACCACGACTCAAGAGTTGGTTCAGTTTCAAGAGGAAAAGTTGAGATTACAATCAGACCAACTATCCAACTATTCAGTTGCTCTGCAATCCAAAGATGATATTATAAAACAAAAGGACAACATAATCTCATTGAGAGATGACCAAATCAAATCCCTCAAACGAGAACGTAGGGCAAAGTTTTGGAATGGTATTTTATTTGGTGGTGCAGGTGGTGCTACCTTAATCGCAGTGTTGTTCGTTTTATAATATGGCAAAAGATATAAAAACATTAATTAGAGAAGAGTGGGTCAAATGTGCTAAAGACCCAGTGTATTTCTTTAAGAAGTATTGTTACATTCAACACCCTCACCGAGGGAAAATCCTATTCAACCTATATCCATTCCAAGAAGACTTAATGTCAAGTGTCAATGACAATCGATTCAATGTAATCTTAAAGTCAAGACAGTTGGGTATCTCAACACTATCGGCAGGGTATTCATTATGGTTGATGTTATTTCACGAGGATAAAAACATTCTTGTAATTGCAACCAAACAAGAGGTGGCAAAGAACTTGGTGACCAAGGTAAGATTTATGCACGATAACTTACCATCGTGGTTAAAAGGTCAGACTGAAGAAGATAACAAACTATCTCTACGATTAAAGAATGGTTCTCAAATCAAAGCAACTTCTGCTGCTGGTGACGCAGGTCGTTCGGAAGCATTGTCGATGTTGATTATTGATGAGGCTGCATTTATCAACAACGTAGAAGAGATTTGGACTTCGGCACAATCTACACTATCTACTGGTGGGGGTGCAATCGTACTCTCTACTCCAAATGGTGTTGGTAACTGGTTCCATAAGATATGGGTTCAAGGTCAGCAAGGTGAACAATGGAATCCAACCGAACTTCATTGGACAGTCCATCCCGATAGAGACCAAGTATGGAGAGATGAACAAACAAAACTATTAGGTGAGAAGGGTGCATCACAAGAGTGTGATTGTGACTTTATCTCATCTGGTCATACGGTAGTAGAAGGTTCTACTCTACAATGGTATGAAGAAACATACATCAAAGACCCACTTGAAAAACGAGGATTCGATGGTAACTATTGGTTATGGGACTATCCAAACTATTCTCGTGATTATGTAGTCGTAGCCGATGTTGCTCGTGGTGACTCTTCGGATTATTCAGCATTCCACGTATTTGATGTGGAGACTGTTGAACAAGTAGCAGAATACAAAGGTAAGATTGACACCAAACAATATGGTGCTATGTTGACCTCAGTTGCATCTGAGTGGAACAACGCTATGTTGGTGATTGAAAACGCAAATATTGGATGGGCAGTAATCCAAGAAGTAATCGACAGAAATTATGCAAACCTATACTACTCGTATAGAGACTTAGGTTATGTAGATGAAGATATACACATCAGAAAAGGTTTTGATTTGAAACGTAAAGAGGATATGGTTCCTGGTTTTACAATGTCTTCAAGAACAAGACCTTTGGTGATTTCCAAACTCGATATGTATATGAGAGAGAGAACTCCTATAATCCACTCTAAGAGACTTATAGATGAATTGTTTGTATTCATATGGAATGGTAGTAGAGCAGAAGCACAACGTGGTTATAATGATGACCTTGTGATGTCTTTCTCAACTGGATTATGGGTTCGTGATACAGCACTCAAACTTAGACAACAAGGTATGGATTTAAGTAGAAGTGCATTGAGTCATATTGGTAAGTCAAGTACTGGTGTATACTCCCCAAGAACTATGGGACAAGACCCTTGGAAACAAAAAGACCAATACGGAAATGATAACGATTTAACTTGGTTACTATAAATTTGGTAGTTAAGTTTATTTTTTGTATATTTATAACTTGTAAGAGTATACACTTTTGTTTAGAGAACAATTATGGCAAACAAATCACTATTTAGTAGGTTAAACAAACTATTCAACACTCAAGTTGTTGTACGTAGGATTGGTAAGGGTAACACACAAGCAATTGATACCCAAAGACTCCAATCTCAAGGTAACCTCCGTGGTTCATCATATTACGATAGATTCGGTAGACTACACACCACAAGAAGAAATTGGGAAACATATAATAATCAGTTCAACTATCATTCAAATAAGTTAGAGTTGTATACTGATTATGAAGCAATGGATAAGGATTCTATCATCGCATCAGTTCTCGACATCTACTCTGATGAGTGTACTCTTAAAAACGATATGGGTGATGTTCTTCGTATTAAGACTCAAGATGAGAATATGAAGAAGATTCTTCACAACTTATTTTACGATGTTCTTAATATTGAATTCAACCTATGGGCTTGGGTTCGTGGTATGAACAAATATGGTGACTACTACTTACACTTAGATATCGAAGAAGGTGTTGGTATTGTAAACGTATCACCGATGTCTGCATACGAAGTAGAACGTGAAGAAGGCTTCAACCCAGACAATCCATATGAAGTTCGTTTCAAGTTAGGTTCTATGGGAACTGCTCACGGAGCAAGTACAAATAGTAACGCACAATACTTCCAATTCTATCAGATTGCACATTTCCGTTTGATGGCAGATACAAACTTCCTACCCTATGGTCGTTCACTATTAGAAGGTGCAAGAAAGACTTGGAAACAATTAACTCTTATGGAAGATGCAATGATGATTCATAGAATTATGAGAGCACCTGAAAGAAGGGTATTTAAGATTGATGTGGGTAACATTCCTCCTGGTGAAGTTGATAATCATATGAGAAGTATCATCGACCAAATGAAGAAAGTCCCATACCTCGACCAAAACACTGGTGATTACAACCTCAAGTTTAACTTGATGAATATGATGGATGATTACTATCTTCCAGTTCGTGGTGGTCAAAGTGGTACTGAGATTGATTCCCTAAGTGGTATGGAGTTCGGTGGTATCGATGATATCGAATACCTAAGAAATAGAATGATGGCTGCATTGAAAGTTCCAAAAGCATTTGTTGGATACGATGAGTCAGTAGAAGGTAAAGCAACACTCGCACAAGAAGATATTAGATTTGCACGCTCAGTTGAGAGAATCCAAAAGATTGTTCTTTCTGAATTAACTAAGATTGCAATCGTTCACTTGTATTCACAAGGTTACGAAAACGAAGACCTTGTAAACTTTGAGTTGGAACTTACCAACCCATCTATCATCTACGAGCAAGAGAAAGCAAACCTATGGTCTGAGAAAGTCAATTTGGTTCGTGATATGAAAGACCTTAAAATGGTTTCTCAAGAGTGGATGTATAAAAACATTATGAATATGTCTGATGATGAGTGGAAATCTGAACAGGCTAAAGTCATTACCGATTTGAAACTTGGATTTAGACACACTCAAATTGAAGATGAAGGTAATGACCCAGTTAAGACTGGTCAATCATTCGGTACTGCCCACGACATCGCAGCAATGCAACAAGATGGTAGTCGTGAATCTAAACTCGGTGATGAGGGTGGTTCACCCGAAGGTGGATTTGATGGAGCAGGTCGACCAGCACAAAGTGGTAACTACAAGTCTGATGATAATCCATTTGGTAGAGACCCATTAGGTCAACAAACTGATATTAAACCAGCAGCAACTTATCACAAATATAAAAACTCACCACTTGCATACGAAAGTGCAGAGGCTTTGAAAACATCTCTAAAAAACGTTAAAGTTAAATCACCATCGATTCTAAAAGAGTCATTGAGTGAGGAGAAACAAAAAGAATCAGGTCTATTAGATGAAACAAATCTATTAGAAGACACGATTTGATGAGTTTTTACATATTTATTAATTGGAATAGTAATATATAAGGTTTAGGATGAGTAAACTTAAACATAGTAAGTTCAAGAACACGGGTATTTTATTTGAATTACTCGTAAAACAAATCGCATCGGATACGTTAGCGAATAAGGACTCCCTTGCCCTCGAAGTAATCAAAAAGCACTTCAAAAGAGGAACGGAGTTAAACAAAGAACTAAAACTATATCAGGCATTGACTAAAGAGAACTTTGATTCTCAATATAAAGCTCAAGAGTTTGTTAACATTATTCTCGAAGAGAGAAACAAGTTGAATGAAGGTATTCTTCGTAGACAAAAGTATAATTTGATTAAGTCAATCAAGGAAGCATTTGTAATGGAAGACTTCTTTAAGTATCGTGTAAACAACTATCGTGAGTTTGCATCGGTATATAAGTTGTTTGAGAATACACAATCAACATCTCCTAAAGAATATGTAACTTGTAAGAATACTATTCTTGAAACAATCACAAAGCAAAATGTTGAGATTGTGACCGAGAGTACTGATACTGAATACACGAACCAACCTAAAGAGGTTCGTATGTTAGCATATAAATTCTTGGTAGAATCATTCAACTCAAAATACACAACACTTTCAGAAGAGCAAAAACAAAT